CCACCGAGAATGAGAGCCTCAACGGAGCATCCGATGAGTTCCTCGTCTGTGATTGTGTCGCCGGGCTTCTTGCCTGAGACATTGTCTGCGATGACTTTGTATGTTGCCATGTGTTCCTTTATGGGTAAGCCACCCACGGCACGGTCACCGTGTAGGCAGGTAGTTCTTGATTGCCGACTGTGTAAACAGTAGGCGATGCGTCTGTCGCTCCAGTTGCAAGCATCACGGTGTCCATCAGATCGAGAAGCGCAATGAGCGCGTCAAGGTTGCCCGGTGGTGGCATCATGACGTTGACAGGGAAAGACAGAACAGTTTGATTGGTTGACGATCTTGTGATTGTCGGAGGGTCAATGATTGCTGACAGAGGCCGTGCATTGCGAGAGTCGGAAACTACAACAACGCCAGCTGTGGTCAGTGCTGATTCCAGCCTGATGCGAGCGTCATTTGTTTGACCCACTATGCAACCTGTGGACGGTTCACGCCCCACAAACGCAGGATGTCGCCCATCGCTAAGGGTGAGCCTCCAGCCTGCATCGACTCATACGACATGAACGATTCTCCACCTGCAGCTCCACGCTGACGGTAAAGGTTTCCAGCCATCATTGTTGTACCAAGTTTCACATCGGCACTCGGTGCAGGCGAGAAAGCGTCGGTGTATCCGGCGCTCCTTCTGCGCCTGAACGCGAGCGCGTTAGCTGCTTCCGTGCAAACAGTAACGAAGGCTGTGTCGTTGGCTGTCGCTGTTGCGATGCCAAGCCACGAGAGAACGTCTGCAGATGTGATCCATGTGCAGGCCGTCGAGGTGGTAGCTACTGTCCCGGTAGCCACCGACCTCTCAACGTCTGCGCCAGCATCAAGGAAGAGAAACTGGTTCTCTCGGATGACGCTGTAATCAAACAGTAGATCGCCTTCTTCGTCTTGACCGAGGTATTCATAGGGTGTGTTTGAGATGACCGTATGCGTACCGTTGAGGTCGTGACCAGCTCCAGCAATTGTGACTGTGTCTTGTATCTGGATGTCAGTATCGACAAAGGTTTGCAAAACAACGACACCCTCTAGGCGTGTGTGAAACGCAAGATTGTATGTAGCCATTGTTTTGCAGTCCTTCTAGTTTGTTGCGTTAGGCGACGATTGCAGCCTTGACGAACTTGCTTGAGTCAATCATCAACGATGCAAAGTAACCACGGAAAGCCAAAGTGCGTGAAAGCGTTGAAGGCGAGTCAATGCTTATTGCGCCCTTCTGCTGTTCGTACAGTTCGTAACCAGATGCGTCTGCAACAACAACTGTGTCTGCAGGGAAGTTGCGATCAACAACAACTTGCAAACCAAATGCAACACCGTTGACTTGTCCCGGTGCAAGGTTGCCAAATGCGTTCATTGGCCCAATCTGAGGGAACAACGGACGGTCTGTTGTGTCGCTGAGTTGCAGAAGAACGCCCCACCACTCAGGATTTACAAACAAGTGAGTTGGCAAGTTGCCATTGCTTGAGGACAAGATTGTCTGAGCTGCGCCAGCAATCCAGCCGACCCAATAGGCAGGATCTAAAGAAGAAGCACCTGAGAAGTTGCGTGTGACAGTTGTTCCTGCAACGAGCTGATCGGCTGCGTAGTTGTCGGTTGCGTTGGCGTAGATACGGCCCATGTCGTCAAGTACCACGGACAAGATTGCAGGATCACTCCAGTCAATATCGGCTTCGCTGATATTCACGTATCCACCAAAAATTTGCTTGGTGACCTGGTTGTTGAACACAACGAGAGTGCCTTGCGATGGTGACTGTTCAGCAATAGAAGCACCGATTGTGGTGTGCGTGGTTACCTCTGGACGGATGAACACTTTGCCACCTTGTGGAAGTGCGCGAACACCGATTGCATCAACGACTGGACGACGACCAATGAAGTTGTTGTAAACAGGGGCAAGGATTGGTGTCGGAAGAAGTCCGGGTGTGTCGGTTGTGACGATGTCTGGTGCAGCTGCACGAAGTGCCTCTGACATTGCTCGCCACTGATCGCCACCTGCAACTGCTGCTGCGATGTACTCAACGGCTGTTGGCAGTTCGACTTGCTTGCGTGGGCTTGCAAAGACAATGTTTGTTGGAACGGCAGCCTCGACTGCTGTTGGGGTTTCTGGTGTTTCCACTTGTTCCTCCTCGGAATCTGTAGGTGTGGGGGTTTCTGGTTCAGGTTCGGCAGCTGCTACTTGAGCCACTTTCGCTGATGCAAACGCGCCGAATGGGAGCAACGAAAGCTCCATCCAACGGCCTGACTTTACGATCATGACATTCTCATCGAATGTGTAATCGACTGGTTCGACTCCGACTGATACGGAATCGTAATACTCGCCGGGGCCAGCCATGGCAAGTACTTCATCACGGACTTGACCGGGGCCGACACGAGCAGAGAACAACATTGCCTCGCCAGTATCGACGCGCTCAACGACCATGCCAAGAGGCTTGTCGGCTGAGTGGTCAAGCATGAACTTGGGTGCAGGGCCGTCAGTTGGAAGGGAGCCGGGAAGAAACTTGACTTGCTGTCCTGAAGAAACGGTTGCAATTGTGTTCCATTCCACTGCTACACCTTCGATTGTGCGTCGGGGTGTGCCGTCTGGCCCTGCAGAAATAATTGAGAAAATTGGGGATGATAGGTCAAGTTTCATTGTGTCCTCACATTTGCGATTGGGTCTGGAGTGTCCATGACTTCTTCGTCGTGGTCGATGTAATCAGAGATGTCCAGTTTGCAGAATCGTCCACGTGGCAAGACATTGTCCATAGAGAGAGTCTGACTAATGCATTCGATGTATTGCTTGGCTGACATGTAGAGAGCGCGTTGCGATTCCTGCACGTTGTTGTAGGTCATGCCTGTACCGGCATCAGCACCGACAAGCACTTGTGGCACATTGCAAAGGTTTGCAAGTTCAGTCATTTGATGCTTGCGAGCCTCAACAAGTTGGAGCTTCGACGGATCGCTGTTGAACTCCTTCCATTCCACGGAACTATTGAGTGCGCCAATGGCGTTGCGCTGACGAGCCTGCGACCACGCTGCACACAGATCACTGAGTGCTTCACCGTCCATAGGTTCAGAGCCGTTGGTCTGTTGCAGATAGCCAGCTGTAATTTCGTTGCTTGCAAAGCGCATTGCTGCATTGTCAAGACGGTTAGAGATTTCAATGGCGCGAGCACCCATGGTGAGCCACGACTGGATAGGAGACAAGAAAGTGATGACATCTTTCGGGTCAAGTTGCATGCCGTTGAACATAATCTCTGTCGGCATTGACCAATACTGTGGGCCGGGCATGTTTGGAAGTTCCACGTTGGCTGCAGGTATCCACTGGAAAGACAAAGGGAAACCAGTTGTTGACGAGCGTGAGGTGACTACCCAGTGGGCACGACCGAAGAAGAGGAGGTCATCTACCGTCCAAGCAAGGCAAAACTGGCGCGACACTTTTGGATCAGGTCGAGTCATCCAAGTCTCAGAAGGAATCATCATCTCTTCGTATTCACCGGCTGATTCATCCCACATGAGCGAATACTGGTTGAACGGAAGGCCAGAGATGAGCGACACAATCAGGTCACGTGCGCGAGAGATTGTTGGAATCTGAATTGCTTGCTCACGCTTGAAAGAGCCACTCCAAGAGATGTAACTGTTTACACCGTAGCCAGCAACGCCAGCAACGCCAGCTGCAGCCTTGACCGGCTCTGCAGCGAAGGCAGGTGGATTGGTGCGAGTGAATAATCCCATCAGTGTGATTGTGACACAGCTTTATTGCATTTGCAACGATTATGCAAAGATAAAGAAACTATGACGAAAAGGCGTAAGCGACTCTGGTCTGTGCTTTGGGTTTGCCAGCCATAGCCACAGCCCACACGTATGCGCGTGTCAACTCAATCGGCCCCGGTGATCTAGCCGAGCTGAGAGACATGTGACCCTGATGCTTGACGAGGACTGCCCTGTTGAGTTGTTCGACCAGTAGCTCTTCTCCTGTGTGGCGAACTTGTCCAGCCATCGTCATCGACCTGACAACTGTCGTCCACTTTTGCAGCTCTCGAACGCCAACAAGAATTGCTGACCCTTTCATCGCTGGGGAGAGATGCACGTCGAGCGTTGCACCACAGGCAACTTGTAAACCTTTGTGATCTGCTTTGGCTTTCTCAACTGATGTCCACAAGTCACGCAAGTTGTCCACAATGAACTCCACAGTGACGAGCACTTTGTCGCCAACCTCAACAGCCCTGACACCCACAAAGCGCATGTCATCCGTGGAGGATTCCACAGCAAGCCAGCCACCCTCAGAAGGTAACTTGCCAGCGTCATTGAGTGAAGCGACCAGACCCTGATCAAGCCAGCTGCGATGCGAGGTGACCCAAATGTTTACAGCCGAGCGAAGGAAGGCAGCCTTGTTTGGTTGCCGTGATTCTTCCTCGATGGTTTCCATCTCTAGCGTCGTTCCGAGGGCAGGGTTTGCATAAGGCCACGCCTCTGGCGACTCAGGGTTCAGATGTGCTGGGGGGCTAAACTCGGCGTAATACAAACGAGACCTGATGCCCATGTCAATCTCTGCGATGCCTCGCTCACGCATCCTCTTGAACACCACCGATTCCTCAGTGCCAGCCGTTGACCAACACGACATCAACGGATCACGCCGTGCGCGTTGAGTCGGAACCATGCCGTCCTCGATACTTTCAGCCGAGCAACCATAAAGCTCATCGACAATAAGTAAGTCCACACTCAAGCCGTGACCAGCCGATGGCGTTGCAGCTCTCACCAACCAGCGAGTGCCATCCTTCATCGTGACCGACTGGCGACCATACGAGTAGATCACCTTCGCATCAAACTGAGCCTCAAGAATCGGAGCAAGACTGTTGAACAACTCACTTGCCAAGTCCAGACGATGAGCAGTTGTAAGCACTGTCTGAGGTTCGCCACGTTCAATCGGCATGTGCAACAACCAGCCCAGAAGAAGTACGCGCAATGCAAACGACTTTCCATTTTGACGCGCCACCGACACCACCGACTGCCGGAACATCAAGCGTCCGTTCTCGTCCTTGCACAGCTGATCGCCCAAGACCTGAGACTGCCAAGGCATCAAAGTCACACCGAGCACACGGTTTGCAATCTCCTCGAAGATAGGCAAAAGAGCACGGTCACCACCCTGCGTGTTTGTAACCAATCTTGGCAAACCTTCAGTTCTTTCAAGGCCAATCGGGGAAACCCTTACCCCACTTGGGGGGGATACAGAATGGTAAGAGTTCGGGGTGTTCCGTGGGTCGTCATCCAAAACTTGTGAACGCTCTGTGTGGCCGTTGGTTTTTGCGTTGACGTATCGAGCGCCGAGGCGTGAGTTGCAGGGTTTGCATAGGACTCGGCAGTTCTCGATGGTGTTTGCGTCGTTTGGGTTGGTGAAGGTGTCTACTGGTTTGATGTGGTCGATGGTGTTTGCTTCTGCTCCACAGATGTTGCAGCTGGGATTGTCTGCAAGCAGTTGTTTGCGTATGCGTTTGTATGCGCTTGAGTTGTAGGCCGTTGCTGAGTGTTTGGTCATTGTGGTGTGTGGCTTTCTTGCTAGCGCCCTCGCAGGCTCGGTTGCTCTCGTTGTGCATGTTTGGGTCGTGTGGTTTGTGTTCCCCACAGTTCAGACTTGTCAGTCTTGGTTGCCGGACACATTGTTGAAGTGGACACCATTCGCGTTTTAGTAGTTCGTACTCTGCACATCGGCTTATCCTCACAGCCATTCAAGTAAGTCATCACAAGTGGTGAGGCGCGACGCTCTACCCTCGTTTCCGAGTGTTCCACCAACACAGTGCAATCCCGTATGTGGCCTTGGTCGTCTTCAGTTGTAGTCATAATCTAAGCCTGTGTCATTAGTTCCATCAGTGGTAGTTCATTGATAGTTGCTCGACGGACTGTCGGGTCATGTGCTCTTTCTACCCATGTTCTGAAGGCATGGCAATTGTGGCACACAAGTTCACACTTGGCGATCTCTGCTTCAAGTAGATCAAGAGACACATCTTTCATCTTGTAGGCCTTAGAGATTGCAAACAGTTTCTGTGTTCTGTCGAGATGGTCATACGCAAACATCACATGATTCCATTCTTCACACGGCAAAGAACAATCAACACATTGTCCAGCTGCAATCTTTTGACTGATGACATAATCCTTGACTTGTTGGCAGATGCCATGCGCCCTTTGACTACGAGTACTTACTCGCACACGTATTCTTGCAGCATCACGCCTTGCTTGTTCAGGACGGCGAGCACGTGCGTACTCACGCATCTGCTCACGGCGACGCTCGCGTTGCTCTGGAGTCATCTTCCAATAGTCAGACATTTGACCTTCCGAGGCGTTCAGCGATTAGATCGAGCTGTGAGGGTCTCCACACGTAGTGTTCGATGCCTGACGCAATGAGAGCCTCGGCCCACATGATCTGGTCGTGGCTGAGTCGTCCGTCTTGGCTTTTGAGTTCAGCAAAGATGCAGCCTCTTGTGCGATGCGCCATGCAGAGGTCTGGGAAGCCTTTACCGTCGGAGCGCCACACACCCGGTCGCACCATTTTGGGGGATGCGTGAAAGATGAGCCAGCCGTTCATCTTGGCAATGTGTTCGACCTTGTCTTGGAACAGGCGTTCGGATGCGTCACCCATTGGAGGCACGGCGAAGTTGGCTTTCTAGGGTTCGGTTGATTTGCGCCAGTCTTTTGCATTCCTCAGACAGAATGTTGATTTGCGTAAGCATGTTGCCTACACAGTGGCAGTCAGGGTCTGAGTTCAGGGTTACTGTGCAGTCTGGGTAGTGCCATTGTCCGTTGAGGCCGTAGGGCATCATTTCTTGCCTGCCTGACCTAGTAGAAGTCCAGTCATAAACACGCTGAACACCATGATTACGAGGCCTAGAAACTCAGTCATTGTCGAGCTTCATCATGGCGTTGCCCAGTGCTGTTGATGCAATTGTTACTTTTAGTTCGTCAAGGCAAGCCTCAAGCAGCTCGACCTTGCGTAGCAGTTCGTTGCGTTCGTTGATTACATCTGCTAGGTGATCACGCAAGGTTCCGTTGTCGCTCAAAATGGCTCCTCCTCGGGCAGTGGGATTTCTTCAGGCTCATTGTTTTTGAGGGCTTCAATGGCTTTGGAGACTTGAAACTTGTCCATGCTTGGCAGGTCAAGTGGGGGCAACTTGCCTGCCTCCTTCAACAACTTCTTGTAGAGCCATACTTGCTTATCGCTAGGAGCGTTCGCGGGTCGCTCGGTGATAACACCATCTGCGCTTTGTGTGGTGACACGCTGCACCTTCGACATCTCTTCACGACTCGGACGCTTGTTGAGGTCTGACCCTGCATACCCGGCATTCGCCAAGGCTCGACCGACCGAACCTGTTTCGCAGTTCTCCAGATGCGACGCTTTGTTTATGTGGCCTTCACCACGGATTTCTTCTGCCCAGCCTGTAGAGATGAGCGTGTCGTTCTCGTAGAGCGACGCTGAGAACACGCACTTGTCTGCAAGGTAATGCACTAGATCGGTAATGACTTTGGGTTGTACGCCACGCACGTGGCAGTCCTTGAGCCATCGGTCGAGTCGTTGTGCTACTGGTTCGTAATCTTCAAGATTGAACGCCATTGGAGTAAAGCCTTTCTAGACGGTCACATTCTTTTTCTAATGACCTGATTGTTTGCACCATGCGTTGTGCTGCGTGTTCCAGTTTGGCAACTGTTTCTTTGCAGGCTGTGATGTTGTCTAGCAGTTCACACTGGCGACAATCTCTTGTGGGGAATCCGGGCTTTTCTTTGCCGAGGTAGCAGTCCTCATGGTGATAGTTCACGGTCATCAGATGAGACCTTTTGCGTGTAGGTCTGAGGCTTGTTTTGCAGCGTCGAGAATGAGCTGTGCTAGTGCGTTCGGGTCGTCCTTCTTGACGATGAGTTTGCTGATGGCGTACTCGACAGCGTCACGCTCATCAAAGCGCATTTCGGCTTCTAGCTTCACAGAGAGCATGCCAAGTA